TACTAGAAAATTAAATGAATGGGGATTTAAATGGATGGGTCTTCAATGGTTAACTGGATTCGCTAGAAGATATTCATATAATGTAGGAGCAATAGATTCTTTTGTTTCAGCACAAAAATTAGCTAAGTTTGTTAGTTCAAATGGAAAGAATGCTTTAAATACAAGTAAGGGTTTAAGATTAGTTAAAGATTTAAATAAATATAGTATGAGTGTTGAGGATGGATTAAGACTAGGTGTATTTAATAATTTTGATGATGCACTTAAAAATAAAACAGCAACCAGAATATTGAATCAATCTGGTATTCTTGCCTCTAATAGAGATGCTTTAATACCTCAAGTTTCAAATAGATTATTATTTACTCAGAGTAGAAATCCTTGGATTAGATTAATGGGTCAATTTACTTCTTGGGCTATGGCTAAATCAACTCAAACAAATAAAATATTACAAAGAATTGAAAGTGGTGAAGTTAGACAATTAGTAAAATTATTAGGAGCATTACCTGTTTATGGTGGAATTCAAATGTTAAGGGAACTTGCTAAACATGGAGAAGTAAAAACAGACCCAGCTTATAATGAAGATAAATGGTGGTCAGAAGCTTTAAGATTATCAGGTATGGCAGGTATACTTCCTGAATTAACTATTGGAAGATTAACTGGACCAGGTTCTCAAATGCCTTGGTTTATTCCTTTTCCTGCAGCAAGTGTAGCAACTGATATAGGTAAAATAGCACAAGATACTTTAAAAGGTGATACAGATAAAGCATGGAATAGATTTTTAAAGAAGGTAGTACCTTTTCCAACATGGAGAGAATGGGTTATGCGATTATTTAGAGGAGCAAAAAAAACAAGAACATATAAATTAGATAATATAGACTCAAGTGATATTACAATTAAACCAAGAAAATTTTCTAGAGGTGGAAGAGTTAAATTTGAACATGGAGATGTTGCAGTAAATAAAACATTACCATCTTCAACAGAGTTTGATATAGTTTCAACTACTGAAACTGAAAACCCTGATAAATATATTGTTGGTGATAAGTTAAATGAGAAAATTTCTTTTACAGAAGAAGAAGTAATCGAACCTCATATAGAAGAGAAATCTAATTTACCTAAAGAAGAAATTTCTGAAGTTGAAGCATATGTTCCTTTAATAAAAAGTTATGAAGGACATGGAGATAAAATTTATGATAGTAAAGGAAATGTTATAGCTTATAAAAATTATAGATTAGGAGATGAAAAACATATAACAAGTGGGTATGGTTTTTATAATAAGTCTAATAGAGAAAATGATTCAGTTACTGTTGAACAAGCTGAAAAAGATTTAAGAAAAAATATTAAAATAAAATTAGAAGCTGCTAAAAAAGGAATTAAAAATTTTGAAAGTTTATCTGATAATTTAAAACAACATATAGTTTCATCATGGTATAGAGGTGCATTATCAGGCAGTCCTTTAACAAGAGAATTAATTAATGCAGGTGAATTTGAAAAAGCTGCAGATGAATTTTTAAATAATGCTGAATATAGAGCAGCAGTTGAATCAGGTTCAGGGGTAGCAGCTAGAATGGAAGCTGTTGCAGAAGCCCTGAGAAATGAAGCTAATAAATAGTTGACAACAACCGAATTTCTTACTATACTATAGTATGAAAGAGTAATGTCCATTGTGGAGTTACTCAACTTAAATCGCTTAACGAAAGGATTAACATGACAACATACGATTTAATAAACTTTGACCCCTTTAAGAATTTCTCTATCGGTTTCGATAGAATGTTTGATTCTTTAAATGAGGTCTCTCGACTTAACACTTCAAACTTCCCTCCATATAACATAAGAAAGTTAGAGGATGGTAAGTATCTTGTCGAACTAGCATTAGCAGGGTTCTCTAAGGAGGACTTGAAATGTGAACTACAAGATGGTGTATTAACCATTGAAGCTAAAAAAGAAAAGAAGGATGCAGAGAACTTGATTCATCAAGGGATTGCATCTCGAAGTGTTTTAAGGAAGTTTACGTTATCAGAGTATGTCAAAGTAGATGACGCTGATTTTAAAGATGGAATGCTTAAAATCAAACTCTACGAAGATTTACCTGAAAGTAAAAAGCCTAAAACAATAAAGATAAAGTAAATCTTTACTGTCATGGTGGTAACAACCTGTGAGTTGCTCTGCCACCATAAAAATTATTATGATACCATACAATATATTATTTAAACTTGGTTCTAAAGCTGTCGGTACTTTTATGACTAGAAGAAAAGAAAAGTCTGATAGAGCACACGCAATAGCTATGCAAGAAATGGCTACTGGAAATGAACGAGCAAAAAGAAATGGTTCTTTATTTTTAGATTTAATATTAGGTGCATTTATACTCGCACCATTAGGCATACTAGCTTATGGTTCTTACTTAGGTGATGAACTAATATTAAATAGAACTGAATTTTATTTTAGCAGACTAAAAGAAATTCCTGAAGTCTACCTTTACTTAGTGTTTATAGTAGTAGGTGGAAACTATGGAATATCTGTTACAAGTTTAATAAAAAATAGAAAAAAATAAAATGCGAATATCGGATAAGACTGCTATCAGTATGCCGATGCGTAATTTACTTGGAATAATTTCTGCAGTCGCTGTTGGGGTGTACGCTTTTTTTGGGATTCAAGAGACTCTCAACAAGCATAGCACAACTTTAGAATTAATGTCTAAAGATTTAGAAGCTAATAGTGAATTCAGAATTAAATATCCTAGAGGTGAGTTAGGTACATCTGCAGGAGAAGCAGAACTTTTCATGTTAGTGGAACACATGGCAGGACAGGTTACTAAAATTGAAGATGCTATGTCAAACATGATGCACAACGAAGTTAACATAGATAGACTTCAAAAAGATATGGAGAAAGTCTTAAGGGATATTGAGAAATTAAAAGATAAACAAAGAACATTTTCAAACGGAGCACAATAATGATGGATAAAATTGTAACAATTCTTATAGGAGTTATGTTAGCTGTGTCTGGTTGGGTATTAACTCAAACATTTTCTTTATCTACTAATCAAGCAGTTCAAGTTGATAAGGTAAGTAAATTAGAAAGACACGTTGAAAAATTACAAGATAAGATGGAGGACATGACGAAGAAAGACGAAGAAATTATTGAGCAACATAAAAATTTATTTAAAGCTTTAGAAAAAAATTCTGATTCTTCATCTAGTTATAACTACTAATGCCAAGACCAGTAAGAAAATGGATAGTTCGGTTAAGAATGTGGTATGCTGACATCAGAGGTCATCATGGTAAAAGGTGGAACTATGAATCTTCAGATCATTACTTTGGGAGAAAAAGAAAATGAAAATATCTGAAAATACTGCAATCAGTATGCCTATGCGTAATTTGATAGCTATTTTAATAGCTGTTGCAGCAGGAGTTTGGGCATATAGTGAAATTACAACAAGACTTACATTTTTAGAAACATCTAAACAATTAATGGAACAAGATTTATTGGAAGCTAGTACACAAAAACCGATTGACCAAGAACAATTTATGATGTTGGAGGATTTATATAAACAGACCGAAAAGTTAGTAGAAAGAGTTGATGGCATGATGCACAACCAGGTAAATATAGAACGATTAGAAAAAGACATGGGAAAATCACAAAAAGATATTGAAAAATTAAAAGATGCTAGTAGAGAAATGAAATTTAGTAATGGAGAGAATTAATGGAAGTAGTAGTTGCATTATTAATGTGGTTGGGCGATCCCCCTATTTTAAAAGAACATTTATATGTTCCTGACCAAAAAATGAGTACCTGTTTAAAGATGAAAAGAACTGCTGAAAGAAGTGGATCTGCAATTTATCAGTGTATAAAAGCTAATGCTTTAGTGAAAGATAAGCATATTTTAAGCATTTCTAAAATGGATGATTAATGGTAAAGTGTAAACATTGTAACTGTAATTGTCACTGTTCTTTAAAGGAACATAGTGATATGTATGGAGTTTGTAACTGCATGAATTGCGAACATGAAGAGTGTGAGGTATGTCAATAGACGAAACAAAAACCTGCACTACGCATACCAAAGAAAAAGAAAGATTAGGTATATGCTGTCAAGAAGAAGAGCAAAAAAAAGCAGAACAAGAAACGTATGAACATTCTCCACTAACAATGAGCATACATGAGTTGGCTAAAACCAATCCATCTAAAACATATAAAGAAATAGAAAAAATGAAAAATGGAGTATGTATTATAGGAGCTATGAAACATGACCGAAGATGATTTAGAACAAATTTATGGTACGGTTTTCCATGAAGCCATGAAGCTATCGCTTCAATATCAACCCCAAAAAATTGCCGCAACTTATATGGCGATTGCCTGTCGAATCTATAAGACAGTTTTAAAAGATGAGGACTATCTAGCAATGATGAAAGTTATTAATGATACGCCTATCCAACCTTATAAACATCCAACTCTCCACTAAAATTTATAAAAATGAACTC